TGTGAGCTGGTGGATCGACCCCGAGACCGGGCTGCCAATCCCCGAGCGCGCCGGCGTGTTGCGCAATTTTGTCCGCGTCGCGGGCAAGATCGAGTGGGCCGATCGGCCCGAAGACTTGTTGCAACACGTGCCGCGGCCGGAGGACCTGCCGCCCGGCTTCGAGCTCCCGCGGCCGATCAGCGTCACCTTCATCCCGGCAAGCGTCTTCGACAACCATGCTCTGCTGCAGGTCAACCCGCAATATGTCAGCTGGCTGCGGTCGCTGCCGCTGTTCGAGTGCGAGCGGCTGCTGCGTGGCAATTGGAAGATCCGGCCGGCCGCCGGGCTCTATTTCAAGCGCGAGTGGTGCACCGTCGTCGACGAGATCCCGCCGGATCTCAAGGTCGTACGTTATTGGGATCTCGCCGCTACCGAAAAGACCGAGTTCAACGACCCCGATTGGACCGTCGGCATCAAGCTCGGCCGCGACCGAAACGGCGGCTATTGGCTCCTCGATATGGTGCGCCGGCAGGCCAATCCAGGCGACGTCGAGCGATTGCTGCTCGATACCGCCACGCAGGACGGCAAACGGGTCCGCATCGGCTTCGGCAAAGATCCAGGGCAGGCGGGTAAGAGCCAAGCGCTCCGCCTGGTGCGCGTGCTCAGCGGCTTCACCGCAGGGCCGGCTGCGGAAAGTGGGGACAAGCTGACGCGGTTTGGGCCGTTCAGTTCGCAATGCCGGGCCGGCAATGTGAAGATCCGGCGAGGGGAATGGAACGAGGAGCTGTTCCGCGTCCTCGAAGGTTTCCCCGATCTCGCCCATGACGACGAGGTCGACGCCTGCAGTGGCGCGTTGGAAATGCTCAATCCCGAAGGGGGCAGTTGGGCCATCTTTGAAATCTATCGCGAGCAGGCCGAGCAGCTCGACGTCAAGAAGCAGCCATGCCAGCCCGCCGAGCCCAATTGGGCCCCCGGCTCTGTGGAGTGGCAAGCCGCGCAGGACAAGAAGAACCGATCGAGCTGAACCGCAGCGACTGTTGCGCTCATTCGCCGCGTCCGGGATCGGCTGTGTCGAGCGGTGCGCTCATCATTGTCGGTCTCGAGGATCGATCGAGGATGTGCGCACCGTCGCGCCGCCAAAGGCGCAGATGCACAACGAGCGTCATCGCCGAGGACCGTGAGCACGCCGCCAGCACCGGCTGAAATCGGTGTTGCAGCCGGATCGCGTCTTGGTACTCATGGACCACGAGTAATCAGTTTCGCATAACACTCATATGCGGACCGGTGGCGGCATCCGAGCGGCCTTGAGCCAGTTACTGTAACAGATCGCTCTGCTGGCCGGCGACGGACAACTCTTGCCGCGGGCCGACAGCTTCCCCGCAGAGCCGATAGGGCCAATACGAAACCGCAGAGCGAGCGCGCACCATCGGCGCGGCCCAAAAGATCCGCGGCGAACACGGCATCACCCTCGATTGGCTCGATCGCGCCGACCGCTCGATGCTTCCCCACCACCGCGCGATCGAGATCGCGCGGATCGAGGCCGCGGAGCAAGAATTTTAAGTAATCCGATAACTCGGGATGATTTTTTGATTGACCGGTTCTCGCTTCTGATAAATAATCTCTCGGTAAAACGCACGTCTCCGGGAGAGAAGCGATGGAACCGCCTGGCAACGGTGAAGTAAGCAGGTCTTCAGGCGGGAAATCTTCGCTTCAGACCATCCACAGCCGTTATTTCCTCGCTACACGAGGCGTGGTTTCACACCCTTGACGAGTAGGTTATCGACACACCGCTGAATGAGGTGCTTCTTCCGCTACTACGTAACTGCTTTTTTGGCGGAGCAGTTTACGCGGTCTTGTTGCTGCAAAAAGGTCATGGCGAACAGGTTGCTGCCGATATTGCCGGCTTCATTACCGAAGAGCCGCAGTCGTAACTCGCGAAGCCTTGGGGCGCGCGGCGTTTGATCTGGCTACACAGACGTAAGATGAATGGCATGAGCTTGTCAAAGCATTGGTCCGCGCCGCGGACCACGCCAGGGTGGGCAGCAATGCCGCGACACTGCCGACGGCTGGGCTTTTCAGCCTTCCAATGACCAAAGATCGCAACGTGGTGTCGGCGAAACCGCCAATTGGCACAGCTCACCTGATCACGGGTCATGCGCCACCCGGCGCGCACAGCATATGTCAGTCGCTTCCGGGCGCCGGAAGAGCGGTTGAGCCCGGTCGAGAGGACATTGACGGTGCGGTACCTTCAACCGCGGACCGATGGCGAGGGCGAATGAGACAAGGAGGAATGCTGATGGAGAACCAAACCCGGCGCAGGCGAAAAACCGAGCAGAGCGAACGGCCAGTTGAGCCACTGCCGGGCCCGCATCAGACAGCCCACCCACGGTCTTGGCGCTGATCGAACGGGTGGCGCTTGACCCCCACGCTGACGTCGAAAAGCTCGACCACATGATGGCAATGTACGAGCGCCTCAAAGCGAAGGAGGCCGAGCTCGCGTACAATGCAGCGAAGGGGCGGATCCTCAAAAAGCTCACCGGCATCAAGATCGTCAAAAACCGGCCTGTTTTGTCCGACATCGACAACGGAGGGTCGCAAAGAAGCACCGTTGAAGCCTTCAAATACGCGCCGCTCGAAGAAATCGACAAACATCTGCGCCCGCTGTTGGCAGAAGAAGAGATGGACCTCTCCTATTCCGATGAGGCATACGACGGCGGCGCCATCCTGATCCGCGGCCGTCTGAAGCACTTACCGGGCGGTCATTACGAAGATTCGTTTATGCCGGCGCCGCCGGACACCACCGGTGGCAAGTCGAATGTGCAGGCGGTCGGCAGCACCAACTCCTTCCTGCGCCGCTATATCGCCTGCAACATCTTCAACATCGTGGTTGTCGGTGATGATGACGACGGAGTCGGAGGCGCAATCGACGAAGCTCAAACCAAGACCATTGTCGAGCTGATCAAGAAGGCCAAGGTCGGGCCGAAGTTTCTCAAATACATGCGGGCCCAGAGCGTCGAGGAGGCCGGTTCGCTGGAAGCGGCGGTGGCGACGATCGCCGCCCGCGACTATCGCAAGGCCGTCAGCACGCTCGAGGAACAGATCGCCAAGGCCGAGGCCGGTCATGCCCCTCTTTCACGATGTGGCGCAGTACTCGGAAGCCTATGACCGCCTCAAGCTCGGCATCCCAACGAGCTCCAATTTCCACAAGATCATCACACCGCAAGGCAAGCCATCGAAGCAATGGCGCGAATACGCCTGCGTGCTGATTGCCGAGCGGCTGTTGCAGCGGAAGATCGAGTTTTACAACTCGCCGGCGATGGAGCGGGGTTTGATCGTCGAGGCCGATGCGGTCGACTGGTATGAATTCGACCAAGACGTAACCGTGCAGCGGGTCGGCTTCATCACCGACGACGATCACACGGTCGGGTGCAGCCCCGACCGGCTCGTCGGCGATGATGGCCTGTTGGAGATCAAGGCGCCGCTGCCGCACACACAGGTCGAATACTGGATTTCCGGAGCCGTCCACGAACGTTTCCAGCCTCAGTTGCAGGGCCAGCTCTACGTCTCGCAGCGCCGCTGGGTCGACATCGTCAGCTGGCATGACGTGCTGCCAAAGCTGGTCATGCGGGTTGAGCCCGATGAGACGTTCATCAAGGCCCTCGACCGTGAGCTGCAGATCTTCAACTACTTTATCGAGCGGGTCATGGAAAAGATCCGCGCCACCACCGAGGTGTCGGTCCCACAAGGGGGATTGGCGTTGAAGGCGGCGCTGCGAGCCAGTCTGGAGACTGTGCCGTGAAATTACGCTGCGCCTGACTCGAACGCACTGACGATCCCTGAGACATATGCCCGTCCCTCGCATCCCCCGCTCCCTAACCCGTCGCAAGTCCAAGCCTGACTTGCGTCGGCGGATGCGCCATCTGGCGTTCGTCCGCCAGCTCCCTTGCGTCGCCTGCGGCAAAGCCGCTCCATCAGAGGCCGCGCACGTGCGAATTGGAACCGATGGTGGTGTCGGGGTGAAACCGGGCGATCGCTACGCTGTTCCTCTGTGCGCCGCCTGCCATGCCAAGCAACATCGGATCGGCGAGCTCACCTTCTGATCGGCACTCCGCATCGATCCCCTCAATGTGGCTTTGCGGCTGTGGACTGTATCAGCCGATGTGAAGGCGGGGGAGCG